GCGAAGTGAAGGTCAAGAAGTTCTTTCTTCTCCGGAGTAAGGTCTGCTTTAAAGTTGATTTCGAATTTCATATTAGAATTTCTCCTCTGTAGTATTCTTTAAACCTCGAGCTTCATAGATCTTATGTAGTACCTGCCAAGACAAGCGGTAGCAAGGTATATCTTCAAGGTGTGCTTCTTCAAGCCGGGCAATCTTGCTGACACATCTGTCATGCAGAAACAACAGCTCTTCTTCTGTCAGTTCTAACTTATACATTTACTTTATACCCCATTTTTCTTTAAGGTCTTGAATGTCCCAAGCATTGAGTACTATCCCTCTGGAACACGCACCCAGCTTTACTAAGTCTTCTAAGATTTCTTCAGCAGCTGCACGCTTACCAGCATCGTAGCCATCTGCGTAAGCAATCTCTACTGCAATCTGATTCATATCCATTTCTTAAGCTTCCTCCCAAAATCTTTTAGCTTCGTCCTCGGTGTAGTAGAAGTAAGGATCATGCTCTGGATACTGTCTTACTTCTACTACCTCAAAGTTTGCCGGTGTGATATCAGTCCGGTACCAACCACTATCGAGGCAGACTTGGATATGATCTGCTGCTTCACCGGCAGTTTCGAATACCGAGTCTTCAAGAAACCAACCGTGCTTCCCATGACTAAGAATACTTCCTTTGCCCACATACACAGACTCAGAGTATTCAGGATCAGTAAGTTTCAAAACGTATCCGTAGCCCATTAGTCTTCCTCCGGCATATCACTGTAGTAGTCATCTTCATCTCTGTACCAGTACTTAGGATCAATAAGCGACTGGCCGAAGAGGTTATACCATCTTCCACATTCACACTGGGTAGCTCCTTCATAACCGCCTTCGAGGACTACCTCCTTACCGCAGGAACAAAGACCAACAGCAGGATTTATGTAGGTCCAGTCACGGACTTCAAATTCTGCTTCTGTGAGTCTTTCATCAGTAAGGCAAGCTTCGTAGTTAGCCAGAGCTTCAGTAGTCATAGAATCAAAATCCGGGTCACCGTGGACAGTAGCAGGAAAACAGAAACCTGCAGTAGGATCATCCTTATACCAGAAGTTAATGTAATACTCCTTGATTGTTTCAGGGGTTCTTTCTTTTATAATCTTAAGCATTACTGATATCCTCCTTAATTAACTTTCATTCCGTTAGCATTACTTACTACTGTATAACGACCGTCACATTCTGTGTAGTCTTCTACGTCAGACCAATCACCCTGAGTAACTACCTTATTAGTTCGATTATCATATACGGTATATGTATCAATAAAACTTGTCATAGCAATCTTCCTCCTTTATATTTAAGGTTCCAAGACAGATGCCCAAGGAACTCTCATACGTTTTACACTCGATTCGAACGAGACACAGAAGGCTCTCCGTTTCTGTGGCAAACCAATCTTACGTAATGAGAAGCTCAGATAATTTCCTATTGATCAGGTAGTTCTTTATCATCACTCACATATATATTATACCATAAAAAGTTTATTTTGTAAACCCCTTTTATGAATTGTTAGTAAATTGTTTACAAATAGAAAAAGCCCAACCAACGTTAATTGACCGGGCTTTACAAGTGTTACCTATTGTATTAGAAACTTTCTACGTTAAGATCAGCATCTATAATCTCAACAATGTTTCCCGAGTAGGTAGGATTCTCAGATACAGTGAGTACCTTGAATCTAGTAGGATACTGACGGAAGCCGTCGTGAGAAAGAATTCTGAAGCACTGTCCTTCCTTCATTTCAATCTTAGATTTGAACTCAAGGTTCATGGGCCAGTGGCTCGATTCTACTGTGTAATAAAACATAGGTCTATTCTCCTTTAACTTTTAATATAATATTTAGATTGCACTAACTAGCTCAAGCTCGATAGTATCCTTGCCGGGCGAGTACATCGAAGACCACTCTCTAGTAATCTTCGCGAGTGCTGTAGCTTCGGCCACCTTATCGGAGTCTGCATGCACTACTACAGTCTTATGCAAGGGCTCGCTGCCGTTTACTCTTACTCTATAGGTATACATCTTTTTTTCCATAGTTACCCATCATCCTTTCCTCTATATTTCTTATTCGCCCTCTCAAGTTTAGTTTTCTTAGTAGGGGTTGTGCGGGTATACAAACCTACCCAAGTCTTTCTGTTCTTACGTTCAAGTTTGTCTTTTGTTTTCTGAAGCATGTTCTTTTCCTCCTTATATCTTACCATTCGCCATATCGAGAACTGTCATGAGAACTTCGTTAGACGGATTAGGATCAAGCTCCATCCACTCGTCCGCATAGACATGAGTACTTCCGAAAGAGAAGACATGATTCACATCGATATAGGCAACTAAAGTTTTGTTTCCTCTGTCCTCGAGAACAAGGTATCTTTCCTCACCAGTCTCTCTAGGTCCAAGCCACTCAGGCTTTGCTTTAATGATATCCCCAACGTTAAACTTACTCATAATTAAATCCTCCTACTTTTATCTACATATATTATACAATATATTTATTACTTTATGTTAACAGAATTGTAAATAATATGTAAATAAAAATTCCCCCGATATTTTAATCGAGGGAATAAGGATTAGCTAGTTAACCCAATCGTCTGATTCGTCCGTCATAAGTATTTATTACTACGTCGCCAAACTCTGAGAAGTGTTCCTGGTCTAGGTTCCAGACATAAGAGTTCACGAAGAAAGTATCCGGGTGCACAGTATCCATGATGCAGTCATCCAGACTCTTAGAGTTTTTATAAACGCACAGCATGGACCAGCACTCCCCGAACTCTAACCACTCGTGAGTGACTGCGTAGACTAAGACATCATTCTTTTCTTGCACTTCCTTTACCTTAGCCTGTAGTACAAGCTCATGGGGCAGGTAGTATCCAGTGAGTCTTTCATAGAACATTGGTATATCTTCTTTCTCAAACTTTTCTACGTAGGGACCGTAAACACCTAACTTCTTTAAACATTGAATAGCAATTTCTTTCTGGTTCATCTTTTGTTCCTCCTTGGAATATTATTTGTAAAACCATTTATGCATCAAGTTATCTACATAGCATCTGGTGCCACGCGCAATAACATAGAAGCCGCCGCTTCCACTACGATATACTCTAAGCTTTCGATGGAAAGCTCTCTTGCCGGAATACTCTGAGCAGACGTACTGTAAAGTCATAGTATCCGGATTAACACTCGTCTGTGGTGTTTGATAGAGAGTGCAGTTATATGTACAGGAAATTAAATCAGTATCACTGAGCTTTTTCATATGTACTCCTTTCGTATAAAGAAAGAGCCGGCCTAAAAGAACCGGCTCGTATTTTAGAAACACAACTCTGTACAATCTCTGACTACATAGTCCTGACCCCAGTCCTGATGGAACTTGAAGATAGCATCCTGTCTATTGAGAGCTTCCACGATAGTTGCTCTTCTCTTGTCGCCAGACATTACCTTGTTGTCGTAGTAAACAACCTTAAAAGTTTTAGTAGGTCCCATAATCATTCTCCTTTTTATTTTTATATTATATTATACGATTAAAACTTCATAGGTTCAGGCTCTTGCTCAATAATTGTAATTGGAACAATTACGGCATGCTCGCCATCTCTATGACACTTGTTGATCCAGTCGCAGGATTCTTCTACTTGTCCTCTGACTCTGAAGATACTTGCTTGGTTCATGTACTTGCCCCAGCGATTAACTCCCTTACCTCTGTAGTAGAGCCCTGTATCAGGGTTCTTGATAATGTAATACTGAATTTCTTTTTCCATAGTTAATCCTCCCCGTGCTCAGTCATGATTCTTTCCCACTCGCAGAGGAAGAAAGCAGCTGCGGCTTCAGAAGAGTCATCCCACTCGAGAGGGATACAGGTGTCATCTACGTTCCCGAGCTTATCAGTCGGCATGTTCATAGCATCGAAGTCAGTGTAAGCATAAGGTCCTTCGTTCTTTGCAATCTTAATACACATCACATACTCAGGCTCAGTCTTACTACAGCAGAAGAGATCAGAGTAGTCTTCCTTAAACATTTTCTGCCAGCCTCCGATAATAGCGAAGGGAGAGTTCTCAGTATCCTTGAACCAAGCGATAGAAAAACAGTTGTCGTCTTTTGCTGCTTCCTTCAGGTCGTCGATCCAAGCAGCGAGATTCTTGATAGTAGTGGTAGTAGTCATTTTCTTATGTAACTCCTTTTAGCTTTTGTAAAATTTACAGTATTCTTTGTATTTCTTTCCAGCCTCAGTCTTATCTCTGGTTGCAATAAGTACTGAAACTTCTTCGTGGTCCGACCAGCCGCTTACCTTATAGAAACGTAGGACAGCATAAAGTCCGAATTGTTCGACCAATAAAGCTTCTTCGTCGATATAAACATCGTTGCCATACCTTGAGAGAGTAGTAGAAGAAATAACTTTCATAGCTTCCTCCTTACTGCCAGCCGTACTTTTCGTTCAAGGCAGAGTAGTTGTGGATCCAGTTACAGAGGATTTCTTTTGCTTCCTGATGAGAAAGCTCAGGGCAGAACTCTTTGAGATAAGGTGCAGCACCAAACATATTAGTAATACCGCTTTCGCGAATTGCTTCTAATACATTATAGTAAGCTTCCCACTCGTCTTTAATCGGATACTTTTCGTTTTCCATTGCAGTACTCCTTAATCTTTATTACATATATTATAACATATTTTATTCATTTTGTAAACTGACAAACTGCACAAAGTTTTAGAAATATTTCTGGTTAATCTAAACAGAGATACATAGGTTTGGTTTCTACAATAGTATTCCAGGTTTCAGAATTCTGTATCTTGACAACGAATTCTATAACACTGGGGAAATCCGAGAAGGCTTCATACTCAAATTCATAAAGTGTAAGTGACTCATAAGCTTTCTTACCTGCATCAAGTGAGCTACAATACATACCGCTGAGGTCTGCCTTAAAACCATCGATATAAATATCAGTTAGGCAAACGTCCAAAGTCTGGTCAGTATTATTCTCTACAAAGAACTTAAGTGAGGGTCCGAGTAATCCAAGCTCCTGAGCTATGTAAGAAATCTTAACTCCGTTTTCATTATAGATAATCATTTCTTCATTGGGCTCTTTGGTCTGTACTTCGGGAACTGTAGTTTCTATATTAGGTATCTCAGGCTTATCAGTATTTGTAGTGTCCTCGGAAAGCTGACCCATAGAATCAATAAGCTCGCGGCAAAGAAGTACCTGCTTAAATGATTTAACATCTTTAATTTCAAGCATTGATGTAATAAAGATATTAAAGAATGCAGAGATTGCAAGCAGCACTGATAATGTTATAATAGCAATGGTTTTAACAAGTTTCATATTTGTGTACCTCTTAAATATTTATCATTTGTTTTTTACATATATATTATAACATATTTTCGGTGATTTGTAAATTGACAAACCTAACAAAGTTTTTGGTTCTTTTATGGCCTGGCCTGTGTGAATTGCATGAATTGGCGTAATTTCGGTATAACCGTCGGACCAAACGACTTTGAAATAGTTTCGGGTAGTATCAATAAACTCTTCTACTTCACACCCTGCGACAAATCCAGAGTTAACCCGGATCCACCGCAGAGTATGAAATCTCACTTCGCCGCTCATTAGCTTTCTAACTCAACAGGTTCCCAACCCATTTCTGCCTGTGCTCTATAAATTCTCACTTCCTCGTAGTACCCGCCGTCAAGATAAGAAGCGATAGTTCTGAGGTTAGCTATATTGCTACATCCTGTTGACTGAGTAGCTAGTATCGCTCCGCCCTCGAAGTGAAGAATCAACCACTCCTTGAATCTCATTGCATCACCGATTTCTTTCTGATAGACTTCATATTCTATCTTCTCGATTAACGATCCAGCAGGCTTCGTCTGGAATACTCCATCAAGTGCTTCGATAAATCTTTTCTTCTCTGACCACATAGCAACTTTTTCTTCAAATGTCATTTTGTATCCTCCTTAGTTTTACTTTTATAACTATATTATAACATATTTCGCCACAAAAGTAAATAGAAGAAGTGCACGAAGTTTCCCGTGCACTTATTTTACTATTCATCTTCCGTCTCGCGATCGAATTCTTCTTTGTCTACCTCGACAATATCGTATCTTCCGTCTCCCTCTCCAAGATGAAGAGTCATTGCGATATGAGCCGGAGTTTCATTAGGGAGAGTAGAAGATACGTAAAACTCCTCTTCCGGATTATCTACATTAGTTACCTTAAAGTATTTCATAGTTACCTCACATAAGTGTTATAGTATTACATTCCTCGTTCCAGAAAACTTCTATCCAAGGATAGCTACAGTCTATTACTGTACTTGAGAGCCGAGCAGTTTTAGGAAGAGCAGAAAGTATCTGCAGCAGTTCTTCATTTGTCTTTGCTCTACCACGAAATTCGTCCATTCTCGATTACCTCACTTCAACATTACGTCATCGCCATCCTCTGCGACCCAGACTTCAATCAAGTCCCAGTCTTCGGGCATACTCTTAAAGGTGAGAGTTGCAGAAGCTTCGGTCTTAGATAGAAGCTGGATCAGTTCTCTTACGTTTCTGGCGGTTCCGATAAAAGTGTACATTATTCTACCTCCTGTTGGGTAATAGGATTAGTTAGCCTGCGATAAACGATCGCAAGCTTTACTTCTACTTCCTTGAGCCATTGACTGATGTTAGTGTCTCCACTTTCAGAAACTACGTAGTCAATTGTATCCGAGAGGTCACCGATAGCTTCTCTCAGTATTTCTGTAGTAGGTTTAATCATCTTCTTCCTCCGGATACGGAATATCTTTATCAGGTCCGCATCTTCTTCTTACCATATAGTTATTTTCAGAAACTTTATCAATATCTGTAATTGCCCGAGTTTCGAGAGCTTTAATTCTCTTGTCAAACTGTACTAGGTTTTGGGTATGCCAGTCTATATAAGAAAGTGCAAACCAAAGTAGAGAAGAGATCAGCCAAGATACTGTATTAATTTCATTCTTAAGATCCTGCTGTAAGCCTTCGAGAGTACTCGGGTCTCCTGCCGGCTGGAACAAATAGATCAGAGCAAGAATCAGAAACAAACATCCAAGGGTGAATCTGAACCACTGTGTTTTGAAATAACTTACCATATCAATACTCCTTAAACTTAATTGCCGCGATTTCGGAAGTAGCGACAGTGAGTTTGCCAAAAGTGATATTTGAAACTGCCGGCTTCTCGTAGCCGAGACTATTCTCAATACCCTTTCTCATTTCGTCAATAACCCGGAATGCTTGTTTGTTTTTCTTATCTACTTTAATAGTATCTTCTACAACCGCACCGGATTTGAGGATACAGGTCATCTTTACTTTCTTTTTCATTAGTCAGCTTCTCCTATAATATAAAAATCTCCCGTTCCGAGTTTATCCGAAAGTCGATTAGAAGCAATCCTTACTGCCTGAGTGCCAGACTCTGCCATAACATTGATTCTGTATTCCTTACCTCCGGCCTTTCGAAAGCCAATGACAAAAGTTTTATATTCCATTACTCTTCATCCTCCCACTTAATCAGAATGTAGTTGTCGTAACCGTTAGGTCCGTCATAGTAAACGTGCTCTGCTTCGAAGCCTTGCTCCTTAAGCTGTCTTACTACTTCTGCTCCGACTTTCTCTGGGTTAGGAACTCCCTCGAAACTTACTGTAGTGTGGAAGTGTCCGTTGTTGATTGCGTCTTGAATCGGAATTCCAGTGTTGTTGATGATAAACTCTTTAGCCATAACAACAAGTCTGTCGTTAGTTGTTGCTCTCGCTTCTTTTGCTGTCATCATTTGTCTTCCTCCTTAATCATCTCATCTGCTAACTCAGATAAGCATTCATTTATAAATATAACAGTTGCTTCCCTTGACCACTTGAGTCTGTTCACCCAAATGGGATCTTCAGCAGTCATGTTATCGCACTCGTCTATCCGCTCAAATAAGTAGTTACGAATCTTATCTGCGAACTTATTAACCGCAGCCAGTTCTAATTTACGAAGGTCTTTGTCTTTCATTACTCGTTGTCCTCGCCTTCATTCACAATATAGTAGTCATCGTAAGGATTTTTCCAGGTAGATGCTTGAGCCATTCTAATCGCCTTGCCCTCAGACTCTGCAAAGAAGGTACGACGTCTTATAATAAATTCTTCATTAGGCCCACCTGGATATTTTACCATACCAACGGTATATTCCTTCTGATCATCGATACCCATTTAGTCGTCCTCCGTCTGATGATTAATCATATACTTTCCGCAGTGTGGGCAGAACTTAGAAGCAGTACTTCTTCCTCTGTAATCGTTGAGTGCCATCCAATGACAGTTGTTACACTCATACACGATTCCGTCTTCTTCTTGATGAGGAAACCACTCAGCTTCAGTATCCTTAAGTTCCTTAGGTTCTACTACTGCGATAACTTCCCAAGTTACGTCTTCTGAAATCTTATTTCTTTTCCAGATCCAAGCAGCCTGTTCTTCTGCCTTTTCTTTCCAGTGATAGATCTGAGCTTTTCTGATCTGCTCATCGAATAGATTAGCTCCGCACCAGTAAAGCCCGCCAGAAGTTTTAATTACCCAATTTCCTTTTGTCTTCATCTCAGACCTCCTTAAAACCTTCTGTATCGCATTTTGTCTCAGGGCCCTGTAAAGTATCAGCCCCTGTAGTTTCATCTCGCTGTGTGAAGAATTTGGAAGCCACAGAGCCATCGAAGCATTTTTCTGTGAAGAACTGATTCATACCCGCGAGCTTATAACAAGGACCATTGTAGTCTCTTCTTTCCTCTACTACTCCCTGAGTGCCCGCGAGTTCTGCGAGCCCACAAGAAGCAGACTCGTGGAATTTAGACTTAAAGCGAACTACATCTCCAAGGTTGTACTTATAAGTAATGTTTCTCATTATGCTACCTCCACATTAGTTCCAAGGCTAGGACCTGCGATCCAAATCATATCAACTTGACCAAGCTTGAGAGCATACTTGAGTTCGTCAAGCATAAAGCCATCAACTACCTGAAAGCTTTTATCTCCACGATACTTAACTGCATTGCGGTCTCTAAAATAGAGATTGCCATCTGTTCTTTTAGCGAGTCTAGTTACATTTCTTGTAGTTACGTTTGTGTAGGTAATCATAATTGTAATCTCCTTAATTTCGTTTACATTTATATTATACCATATAATTGCTACGCAGATATTATATAAATGTAAACGAATTGTAAATAAATGTTATGTACGACAACGAACGGTGTCGACAGTATAGGTTTCGCCGGAAGCTTTATGACAAGCCTGAAGAATAGAAGCGTCTCTGATTGCTTCTTCCAGAGTAGAGTATCTCTTAGCCTTCGACTTCTTAAGTTCGAAAACCTGTGCTCCCGATTTTCCCTCTCCACAGTAGAAGTACTCAAGGTCGGGGCGAGTCGGCATCTTCATTTTGATAATAGCTTTAATCTGCATCATTTTCTGCTTCCTCCTTAAAGAGTTCATTAGCTTCTGCCATTTCTTTTACGTCGTCCTCGCTCATCCACTTAAGAGCCATAAGAACAACGTCTCTAGGGTTGAGAAGTCCTTCGTCTACCATCTCAAGTATTTTGTTTGTAGTCACACGAGTATTAGGTCTAATCAAATCATCTCTCCAATGTGTGTATCTAGGTCTCATATCAGTTATCCTCCCCAAAATCAATATAGTCTTCAAGGTCTTCTTTACAGGTGATGGGACGCAATTCCTCAAGAGTACCCATACAACGGTCATAAAGATAGAAACCGTTGCAAGCTTCTTCGCTCTCATATATTCCAGTGAGAATATGAATTGCTACGTTCAGGTTTTCCTCATCTATCTCATGCTTCGCGAGTTCAATAAGTGCATCCTCGTGCTGTACATCGTCAATGTTATCGTAACCCCATACAACGAGTTCTTCAAGACTCATTTCTTCGAACTGCTCTCTTTTCATTGTTGGCATCATATTAGTTATCCTCCTTAATCTGAGAAGTGGCACTTAGGCCACTTCATATTCTACTGCATTTGCGATTGCGTTCAGACAGAGCTGAAGAACTGCTTTCTTAGTTCTGCAATTACGAAGATGATGAATGAAGCGAGGCTTTGCATCTTTATTATAGAATGCAGGCGCGATAAGCTCAAGTATCCAAGAAACAAGTTCGTCTCTTGAGGTATAGTCATCGCTCGCATACTTGTAAATAGTCTCGATGTTTTCTGTAAGGCACTTTGTGTAACAGCCATTGATTTCAGTAAGGTTAATAACAACTTTCATTTTTAATTTCCTCTTTCGTATAAATGTTTGTAATCTTCTCGATTACATATATATTATATCACATTTTACGTTATTTGTAAACTGACATAACTAACAAAGTTTAGAAAATTTTCTGTGTAGTTTATACAAAATAAAAAGAGCCCCGAAGTTTTAACAACTTCAAGAGCTCTTTAATAATGTTATTTAGTTTTCTTTTGGGTCGGGTTCGTCTGGCTCAGCTTCTAATGCAGGCTCATCCGGTTCAGTAGGCTCGGCTTCTCGAGCAGGCTCATCGGGTGTAGATCCTTCTGAATCCTCTTCTGGTACATCTTCAGCAACCTCAACAAAGAAAGCAAGCGAGCACTCACACGCTTTTACTATAGTACCTTGGACTACCACAAAAGGACGAGAGTCGTGTCCACGCATTCCCCAATATTCATAGTCTCCATAGCCACTATCTTCGTGGTCAATGTTATCGATCTCGATATCGATAGTATCTGTCTCATCAATATCTGCGATATCTAACGAAACTTTATAGTCGTCAATCACAGCTGAGAGAGTTTTAAAAGATTCCTCTGCATCGGTATAGATAGACTCTTCGTAGTCGGCGTCATAGCCGGGATCAGAACTCGCGTCTTCTTCATCTGCTGCTTGCCAAGTTGCTTTACGACTTACTTCGATAGTATCCGTATGAGAAACTTTTATCATGAGACTGCCGTCAAGTTCGTCTGCCTCAACTTCAGTAATCTCAAAATCAACCTCAGAAGAGAAGATGCTTTCAGAGTTAATTGTTTCTATAAGAGAGTTAGCAAAGTCTCTTTGCTCCTGCGCAGACAAAGCTGCAAAGTTTTCTATAACTGACATAATTATGTTCTCCTTAATTTTAAAATCGGGTAAACTTAATACCTGAATAATTTAGCAATAAGTTTACCCGTTAATTTTATTTATGCAAGGCCGGCTTCAAAAGAAGCAAGACAACTCGCAGGAACGTGACTTCTTATCTTTTCAACATCCTGCTTCTTACCGAACTGGAAGCCGTAGTTGTCTATAAGGTCCCAGACAAAGGAAGTATCAGAAACTTTATTACCAGAAGGATTAAGCTTCTCAGAAATAAGTGCGGGAACAACGTCAGGTTTCTTTATTGAAGCAGTGAAAGACCAAGACCACTGAGGCTGCCAGCCAGCAGGACCACGATGCTTAGAGTTTACTATACGACAAGGTGTTTCTGCACCAAAGTATCTGGCAAAAGCATTTTCAAGATAGTCAGGAAGAACTGCTGTTACCGTACCTACGTGCTTAACAAGCCAACCAAGTGCATAGTAAAATTCGTCTGCAGCACTTAAAGGTCTCTCAGACTGAGCATGGGTTTCAAAATCCTTAAGAGCTTTTGCCACAGTCTTCTGGTACTTCTCTTCGTTCTTCTTATCTTCTTCAGCTTTCTTCTTTGCTGCTTCAGCTTCTTCATGAGCCTGTATATTGGCGAGTCGCTGAGCCTGCTCACGTTCAATAAAGTCAACTTTGAATACCGACTGTGCTTCAACAAGAATGTCTGTAAGGATTTCAGGCATCTCAAGAAGGTTGTTGGAAAGAACAACATCCAAACCAAGGGTTTTTGTTCCGGCAGCAAAGTCGATAGTAGCATACAAGCTAGCACCAGTCAAAGGTGCTTTAACAAAAGTAAGCTGTCCTTCGCCGTAGGTTCTGTGCTTTACAGTAAAGGGATAAGCAAGAGCAGCAAGATCAGAGTTGATAGCGTTTCTAAGGTCTTCAGCGGTCTCGTAAGTAGTAGTCTTGTAAGTAGTCATAGCAAGTTCCTCTTTCGTAAATTAAAATGTAATTTTTTGTCTTTCGTATTTCAGTCTTATCAACTGACATTATTATTATAACATAAAAATGCTACGAAAATAACCATATTTTGTAACTAAATTGTAAACAAAACATGGTTATTTAATAATTTATTAAATTGATAATTTATTAGAAATCAGCCTCAAGCTTATCAGGTCTGAAATCCTTGAAGACCGGGAAGCGAAGCGAGATTCCGCCATCTGCATTTGTAGTTTCCTCGAAGTACTGTACCTCAACTATTTTACCGATCATATTATTAGGAGATGTCCAGAGAAGGTCGCGGAGAGCATCTGTAAATCCAGAACCGACTTTAACGATGTTCCCATCCTTGTACCTTACATGAATAGCACCGAGAGTACCAGCGAGTCTTCCTGATCCTTCTTCGTATCCGACTATCTCGAGATCGAAAGTATTCATCTTCTTTACTTTCATGAGATTCCAAGTACGACCGAACTCGTAAGGAGCATCACAGATATTGATCATGACTCCTTCCTCCTGATTAGCAATAGCTTCATCAAGAAGTTCGAGAATCTTAGTGGTATCAGAGCCGCGATAGAGCTCAGGAAGAAGCTCAAAGTAAGTATGCGGCTGTTTGTTAGGAGTATAGCCGAACATAGTGTTGACAAGAGCTCTTCTCTCAATGTAGTCGTGAGTGCACTTCTGAGCTTTCCACTCATCGATGTGCATCGCATCAAAGACTTTCATCTTGAGTCCATGCTTCTCTCCATCAGAACGAGTTATCTTCATAGCTCTCTTATAAGCTTCCTTACTCGGGATGCCCTTATCATCAAGTATAGTAATCTCACCATCGAGTACCATTCCGTCCGGGAAGGTTTCAAGCATCTCCCTCTCGAGGTCAACAAGTCCTTCGTATCTCTGGCCAGCGCGAGTGAAAAACGAAACCTGATCATTTTCGCGGATAGCGATTATACGTCCACCGTCTATCTTTGTAGTAACTGCGAAATACTTGCCCTCAAGCTTCTCAGGCTTCTCAAAGTACTTCTGAGCGAGCTGAACGTTAAAAGTGGGAATAAGCCCCGGCATCGCAGCATTTATAGACTTCGCTTCGACACCAAGGTTCAGGTTTTTACAAATAAGTTTCTTAAGAAGCTCTGCACACTCCAGATTATCGAAAGCAATCCAATCTACAGCAACCTGACATACTGCGATATCGTAATCCTTACCTGTATTATGTTCCTTGAGGTATTCAAAGAGGTCGAAGACAGTAACTGGGCACAAGCACTCTCCTACTCTTACTTCCTTAGAGAGTTTCTTCTCGCTGATCCCGTATACTGTATAAGGATCGAAGACAATCTTGAGATACTTCTGGATTACCTCATCGTCTTTATACTTCTGCAGAACCTCCTGCTTAAACTTCTTAGAGTTGCTGGAAGTAATCTCTTTTACGAATTCATTAAAGTGTAACAATGTATTCATTAGTTCTTTTTCTCCTCAAAATAATCACATTCAAAATCGTTAAGGTTTCTCATCAAGCAGGCAATAAAGGGTTCAGAGTCATCATTGAGATTAACTCTTACTACCTCAAGGCAAGGCTCGATAGTTTCCTTATAGAAATCACACTCAGACTTGCAGTCGCAGTTCTCGCAAAGACATTTTACATCACGCATAGCCATACATATTTACCTTTCTTCCATTCATATTATAACTGTTCCACTGGCCCTCTTCAAAGACGTGGACATACTCAAAGTTCGGTTGTCTGAATAGTTCTCGCCGAGTATAACATACTGGGCGACAGCTTTCCCAGTCATCACCTCTATCTCTATGATAAAAGACGCAGACATCTTCTTGGGGATTCATAAAGTCGTGAGGCTTGTTAGGATTAGGACCGATAAGCATGTTGATAGAGCTTGCATCTCCCATACTGATAAGCATGTTAGCGAGATCAAAAGAGTTATAATTCTCTCTAAGAATCGGAAGCATCGTTTTCGGATGACCATCCCAATGACAGTAGATAGTAAGATAAGTATCTCCCTGCCTCAAGGCAATTCCGCTGTTAGTTGACATTGTTAATCCTCCTTAAAGTATTCCAAGTGCCATAGCCTTCTGCTCGATCTCGGTAAGCTGCTCAGCAGTAAGGTCAAGCTTCTCATAGTTGATTCTGTAGCTCTTTGCTACTTCATAAAGAAAGTCTGCATCGAACTCATCTACCGGCAAATCACCGGAGCAGATACCGATCAAGTACTCGAGTCTGCCGACGTCTGAACAGATGTAGTCGTCCCAACAGTCTTCGCAGAGCCAGTCTCCATAAGCAGTCTTAAAGGAGTCTCCGCCTAAAGTCTTATCACAGTTTGCACAACGCATGTTTTTTATCCTCCGTATCATTAACTTACATATATATTATACCACGTTTTGATTGCTTTGTAAACTGACAAAGCACACAGAGTTTATTTATTTTTCTGTGTGCTTTGCCTACGGATTAAATAATCGAATACTTCTTAAACAGTTCTTTAATATAGGTATAATAATATGTGGGCTCAGTATCTTCTTTATTAGCAAGGAAGGTGAAGCTTCGAGCAGTTCCGAGAACAGCGGGAATAAACTTATCAGGATTATACTGACTCAACTTCTGAAGCATATTTTTAAGATACTCCTGAAGCTGCTGCCACTCCCACTTAGAGAACTTAGTAGCTGCTTCAATTGCATTCTCACCCATCAGAGTTTCAAGCTCGTTCATCTCAAGAATAAGCTTATTCTGAATTCGGATACACTTAGCGAGAAGCTCACACTCAGTAGGATACTGAATCGAGTTCTCAGCATCAGTATACTCCTTATCGTAAGCTTGACAGCTTTCATAGAGTTCCTGAAGGTCTTCGTCAGTAAGTGCTGCGGCAGGCACTCCGTTTAACTTACCGCAGAATACATAGTGAGGAAGCTTAGAGTAAACTTCATAAGGAAGCTTACCGTCATTAATGCCGCCGTCGATATAGGCTTCGCCATCAGACACAAGCTTGGTTACTCTTACTCTACCTACCTTATAAGCCTGAAATCTATTGCCGTCGTCGGAGAAGTCATCCTCGGGGCTTCTAACAAAACCGTACTTAGTCATCATAATCTTTTTCATCTTAAGTTCCTCCTCAATAAACTTGCTTAGTTGTCTTTCGAAGCATTGCTATAGCAACATCATGTTCAAGCTCAACTGCATCATCTCCATCGAGGTCATAAAGAACTACCTCAACATCAACGTTTTCTGCAAATACTTCCTGAACAAGTCCGTCCTTAACTACGATATGAATTCTCTTTTTCATTTGTAAGTCCTCCAAAATGCTTTGCTTGATTACATATATATTATATCACAAAATCCTCATTTTGTAAACTGACAAAACAGCCAGAGTTTCGGAAATTTTTCATCCTTGCTCTGGCTGTTTTGTATAATATTATTTTCGATTGTTATAATACCCGGAAAGCTTGGCAAAAGACTCAGCAGACTTTATTTGGCCGATTGCTTCATAACCATCATAGACAGTCCACTCGATACCGATGTATTCTCCCTTAGTAGTAATCTTCTTTCTGAAGTTATCTAATGAGAGCGGCGACTTAAAGAGGTTGGTCATTAGAGTTACGAAGAAATCGAACTGAGTCATGTCTACCCTAATCTGACTTCCTTCAATTCGGAAAGGTAGAAGGGACTGCCCAAGAGTCCGTCCCTTCGCCGGCTTATAATCTTCTACTACTGCGGCGTCAACTACAATCTCGCCAACACCAGAGGTCAGAGTAATATCACCGAGACCCATCAGCTTATACTGTGTCGCTACTGGAATCTTAGGAAGTTCGAAGATACTTCCTTCCCACTTAGTAATTGCTTTAATAGTAGGTCGGTACTGCTGATACTTCTGCATAGCATAAGTAAACTTCATCATCTGCGGCGGAGTAAGCTCTCCCATACCGATGATATGATACAGGTCTACCATAACTATCTTAGTCATGACCTCTTCTTCTGCTACGCAAAAGCTTTTAAGATTGGTAGCCTCTGCAATAGTCAGTCTACTGATGTCATCTGTAGTAGCTATCTCGCCAAGATGAAGCGAGCAAAGTTCTATACGCTTCGTAAGCGTATCCATAAGTTTCTGAAATTCTATCTTTATCATATCTTAATCACAGAAAGCGTAGCTTACTTTGTTGACAAAGAACTTAGCAGCTCTTACTCCTGCTTCGCTCATCTCTTTCTTCGCATTTGCAACGCTCTCGACAGTAATACAACCATCAAGTACCTGTCTTACCTGCTTTGCATTAAGTCTAATCATCTTCATAGCTTTACTATCTGAAGTAAGCCTTTCGAAGATATAGTAGTAAGTCTGATGACCGGGATTCCTAGAGTGCATTCTTCGACCTGTGACATCTCTCTTCTTAGTAAGCGCCGGCTGTACTCTCGCGACTCCAACATGTGTACAAGTCCAATCACCGTTAACCATTCCAAGATATTTAGATTTTCTCATTAGTATGTTCCTCCGTTCAATTATTAGCCTGCACCTACACAGACGTCAAGTTTAATTTTTGTTTTAAGAGCTTCGAAGCAAGTAATCTCGCCAATGTCTTCAAGCTTCTCTCCATCAATATAAAGATGAAGGAACTCGAACTCTGCAGGCTGGATGTACTCGGACTCCCAGAGATGTTTTACTCTGTAAAGTTCAAACTTCTTAGGTTCCTGATACTTAAAAGTCTGTGGCTCACCCCACGGGATTGCTCTACCATGCGAGTCCCAGTAAGGTTTGGTATCCACTCTCTTCGTGTATCCGCTTTGTACAAGCTCACGAGAAATTTCTGTAACTTTCATAGTCAGTCTCCTATGTTCTTAAACAAAGTAGTAAGCATATTAGCAAACTCAATATGCTCTTCTGCGTTCTCTTCGTGCATCCGAGCCTGCTCCTCATCTTCTGCACCCTTAGACCAAAGTCTCTCGTTGCTCGCAGCAACACGGTGTTCCTCGATCAGTTCTTCCAACCAAATTTTCTGATTTTCTGTCATAATAAGTTCCTCCTAAGTTTTTCTGACATTTATATTATAACAGGAAGATATTAACTGCGTATTATGGAATTGCTACGAAATTGTAAATAATTAAATAATTATTACGTTTTTTTCAACAAGGGCTTTCGAAACCCACTGCCGGGACAGCAATCCGGTTATTCTTTCTACTTCTACATTCCACTCTACTTTGGCACGGTTCTGTGCCATCTGAGCCGGTTCATAGATGTCGGTAACCTCAGTCCCTTTAACCAACTTACAGCACTCACACTTATACTGATAAGCATAACAACCACGATAGCCTCTACCGTTCGGCCCCTCAAGGCTCTGAGTAGTTTTCTCCGGTACTTCACCACAGATAGGACAAAGTTTAATCGATACGTAATTCTCCATATTAACTCTCCTTAAAATACGTCATTAGAAACGCCGGTACAAATCTTCTGCTCAGGAAGTTTAGTAGTAGTCTGCGTAAACTTTCCGGGGTTATAGATTCTGTTGATTGCCCAAGTAGCATCCTTATAACTATTAGTAGTAGCAATCTCGATAATCTTAAGTCGTAGAGCTTTGTCTGTAGTATATCCGGTAACTGTCTTCTCAAATACCTGCACTACCGCTTTAGTAAACTTACAGTTCTGCGCGTCTACCATTCCGTCTACCCAACGTTCGTAGGCAGCATGAAGCTCAAGGTCATCTTCCAAGATAGCTTTCTTCATAGTCGCTTTAATCCCGGCAACCTTCGCTGCTCGAGCATCGGCAGAGTTAGCAGACTTCTTCTTGAGTTTAGTAGTATCCTCATCAGTGATGATAGCAACCATGCCATTTACTGCGATAGAAATCTTATTGGGATCTTCCGGGTCTTTGAGTAGTACTCCAAGGCTAAGAAGCTTTTCGTCACACTTCAACTGCTTCGCAATAGTCAAAGTAGTCTCCCTCTCCACATAGTCTCGATCCAAAGTAAAGAAGCCCCTCTCGTCAGCGGTCTGCTTCTTTACTACCTGTTTAAGAATACTCTGAAGTTCTGCCCAGTAAGCTGCGACCTCAAAGCCGGCAAGCTTAACCAGTTTTTTATTTAGTCTAAGTTCATCAAACAAATCAAGATACAATTTTGAAATCCTCCAAGTTTCATTTCTTATTATATAATACAGTAAAAGAGGCCGGGGTTTAAGCCAGCCTCTTAATTTTTAGAGAGCGTAAGATACCTTAAGATCAGACAGAGTTCGATCAAGCCAGCGATAAATTTTCTGATTGTTAGAGTGGTCGATCACATCAAGTACCGAGTCAAGCTTTTCTTCAGAAATTCTGTAGCGCTCCATAAATGTCTTCTTATAAGCATCAGGAAGCTTGCTTACTATCTGAACAAGCTTATAGGGCCAAAACTCAGAACTGTGCTCCGTGTATCTAATATTTTCACCTTCGGTATTGGTAGTCTTAATAACTTTCTTAAAGTGCTTCTGCACATCATTGAAAGCGATATTGTCGATTAAGATCGCTTCGATAATCTTATTGCTATTTATGTAACTCTGTACAAGCATAATAACATCATCAGCACTATGATCTTCTATGTACTCTTCAGACTCAAGCATATCTCCGACAGTCTTAGCTGCATCGTCTCCATCGCCACCAATAGGCGCATCCATACTGGTACAATGATTTACTACCTTCTTCTTATCAAGTCTGAGATCATAGTACTTCTGAAGCTTGATAGTATCAATACACTTATTAATACACTGCTTCGCGTTCAAATTCTTAGTCGGGTCCTTCCAACCTCTGTACTTACAAGCGTACTCGATTGCTTCATAGAGCCACCAGAAGAAATCTTCATGGTCAAGGCTGGGTGCCACCGTGTTATTCTTATACATCTTATCAATAGTGTACCAGAAGCGCAGAATAAGCGCCGAGATATAAATATTTTTAAGAGTTTCGTTATTAGTATCAACTGCTTCACAGTATGCGTCTGCGAGTTCATCGATAGTGTAGCTCTCATAAGGCTGGCTAAGCTTTTTTGCATAAATAATCAAGTCTCTTTTTGTTTCCTGTAACATAGCAAGTATATCTCCTGTCAAATTTATCTAGTCGTAGTTTAAGTCAATATGTAAATTAAATCTGTTCAAGCTTTACTTTCGTTCCGCCGTCGTAAGCAAGACGATAACCAACGTCTTTTCTGTTAGCAAGCTTCTGAAAAGCTTCAGCAAGGCACTGCAGTTGGTAAATCTCTGTAATGTCTACATTACCTGCTTCATTGACTTCAAGTTCCTTAAAGCCGAGAAGCTCAAGGTCAGAAGAATATTCGAGATTAAATGTTTCTACAATCTTCTGCATTTCCTCAAGCTCATAAGAAAGCTTAGAAAGATCGTTAACAAAATCTCTGATCTCATCGCAAAGTTTGTCAAAGGCCTGAACGAGTCTGACAAACTCTACGAGCTCATCTCTATTAGCTCTTACAGAACCATAGTAGTCTCTCATGTCTGCCTTATAGTCTTCGTAAGTTTCATAGTCAAGGGTCTCAGGGAAAGCAGAACGATAGTTATCTTTATTATAAAGAACAAGATAACCACTGCTTCTACCATTAAAGCTAACAGTATAGCCGGGATGCTCACGCTCCCAATCCTGAATCATCCAGTTAATAGTGTCATACTCTCCAGACTCAAGGTGAGCAAGTGCTCGGCACCAGTCGCCTTCAAGGTGCAAGTTATAAAGTTTTACGTTATGTGCAATGGAACGTGTCCTGTTCCAAGAGTTCATAGTATAGTATGTAGGATGCTCAGCAATAAAATTGAACATGCTCTTATCCTTAGTAATGTCAACGCCTTTCGTATAAAACATCTTTCGTATCCTCCTAAATATGTACGTGTTTCTTACATATATTATTATATCACAAATGGGCCATTTTGTAAACTGACAAAACAACCAGAGTTTTCGAAATTTTTTAAATTATTTTATGTAGTGTGCACGGGAGAAAGCTGCGTATTAAGGGGACAAGTTACGTAAGGATTTGCTAGTGTCTTCTCCCGTGCACTGTTGGGCTGTGTTATTTGGAACACTCTCTTATTATATAATGAAGAGATTTGTTCGTCAACCCTTAAACCATCAATTCGCAATGGTAATATTAACCATCAATCCAAATGTCTCTCTGGTAAACAGTATCGATGTTCTCAGTACCATCTTCCGGGTCTTCACACTCAACAACAGTCTCAACCTCAAGACTGAAGTAAGCAGTTTCAGAAATGTCTGCTTTCTGCTCAACAGCATACTGCAAGATAGTAGCAAGGTCTACAGTCTTTGCATAAGCGATTGCTTCAGCCGGGTCTTCAAATTCCTTAAGATAGACTTCACAGTCAGTGCACTCATCATCCTCGTCGTAGCCAAGGGCGCAAACAAGATACGTGATTTCTTCGTTAGCCTCAAAGTCTTCAATTTCCTCAACGTCAAAGTTTTCCTTAATAGTTTCGTTGTTCAACATAATAGCTTCCTCCAAATTTTTATCTTTAGTTTGTTCATTGAACTTACATATATATTATAACGCATTTCATTGATTTTGTAAACTGACGAAGCGCACAAAGTTTCAAAAATTTTTTGTGCGCTTTTGTGTAAAATAAAAATAACGTTTGTTAATATAAACGAAATATAAGGTTTCGTCTATTATAACAAACGTTATGTCTTCTTATTCATATAATATAATATCGCCGGTTCGAATAGTTTCTTTCAAATCAATTACTCTTTGATTCGAACTTCCTCGGTATTTCAGCCTGAGGTCTTTTAGTTCTTCTACGAATCTACCATCGACTACTACATCAATTTCGGAATCTACTAGATCCTCAAATACATCTTCGATTAAGTAGCCGGTCCAAAGCCAGACAGTTTTATCAGGATACTTTTCCTTAAACTTTCTAGCGAGCCGGATCACTTCTTCCCGGTTTCTAGGATGTAAGGGTTCGCCACCGAGGATACTCAGTCCGCTAACATGCGACGGTTCTGCAAGTTCTAGAAGAAGCTGCATAGTCTGATCCGTAAACTCCTTACCACCTTCAA